CATTTGCAGGGATACATTGAGTTTAAGTCTAAATCTAGACCAGTTGGCGTGTTCGGAATCAAAGAGATTCATTGGGAAAAAGCCGACAAACCAAGAGCTACAAATATCAAATATTGCAGCAAGGAAGATAGTAATCCATTTTGCCACAATTGTAAGCGTCACCGACCGCTGCAGTTAATTAAGAAAGAGCAGCTATATGACTGGCAAAAAGATATTCTCAGGGGGATAGAGGCCGAGCCGGATAACAGGACTGTATTCTGGTACTGGAGTGAAGAAGGGGGAGTGGGTAAAACACAGTTTTGTAAATATTTAACATACCACCATGGTGCGATTTGCGTCCATGGCAAGGGTGCGGATGTTAGGAATGGCGTGTTGGAATACCACAAGACAAATGGTACAACACCCGACTTAATACTTTACCCAATCCCACGATGCTATGACAGCAATTATGTGTCATACGAAGCCCTTGAGAACATTAAGGATATGTATTTCTATTCTGGCAAATATGAGGGTGGCATGATATGTGGTAATAGCCCACACCTCATAGTCTTCGCGAATACACCGCCTGACGAAAGCAAGATGTCGTCTGATCGGTGGCAAGTGGTCCAGATAGACAATTTTATTTGAATCTGATGCGTTATTGCTAAACGTTTTAATATAGGCATTCTATGACTATATTCAAACTGGTCTCTTCCTGGGGTCCAATTTTGTGAGAATCCGTTGCCCTGCAACCCAGAGAACTCTCCCTGGTCCTCGCTTACGCTGCGGCCAGGGTCCCTCTCTAAATCACTGCCCTACTCACTCCCAAAATCGGCTCCACTGGTCGTTCCACGTTAGAGATCCGCGGAGTAGCCTGTCGTAAGGCAAGACATGCTGACCGCTGGGTACTGTAGATCTAACAAGCTGTTATCACTAAAAACAACTATAAATCGCTTTTGTTCGGGATTTACATCATCATAGTTCAGGGTCTGACTTGATGCTCCTGCACCCGCACTCTTAAGAAGGGTAGAACCGTAGTTCAATTTCGCCTGGGCTCTGTGAAGGATGCCAGTGCGAGTACCTTGACCCACATTACCGGTGCTACCGGCGGCTCCTCCTGAGGCTCCGCCTAGAGTTTCAAATTCTAGACGCTTAATAATGCGATACCGGCTATTATTAATGTATGCACCATAACCACTATCTTGGGAGAGTGAATTTAGGGGCGTAATATAGTCCGTTCCTCTGACCATTGTGCTCATAGAAGAGGTATCAACATACGTTTGACGTGCTACCTTTTCCTGCAACTGGACGATGAAGGCTGTGAATGAAAGAGGGTCGTTTTCAGTGTTTGACTTTATTGTCAAATCAATGTATTGTTTATTAACAACCACTTTACTGCGGATGGTTGGTGCATCCTGCGGCGAAGGTGTGAAGGTCTCAACCCATGGAACGGGGAGCCCCACAACAGTATTCAACACAGCTGGATTGGTCTGAGAGGGACCAGACGTAAGTGGGATTATCAGTGGGTAGGCTGTCATAGCTACTCCTGTAAAACCACAGTGCCAACGAATTCTCGGTTTAGTCAAATTCATGTGCTTTTTGATTGCTACAATTTGGTTTTGTGCTGATGCGATTTGCTTCTTCTGATTCTGAGCGGTCGGCTTCGCTCTGGCGATACGCCTCTTGTTTTTAACAGCGGTGCTCTTATATCTCCGGGGCATGTTATACTATACCCTGAGAAAAAAAATGCATTCAGATTCATTAAGATATAATATTGGCGTACATTATAATGTCCGATAGTTCCAATAGTTCCATCCATTCTGGGGGGAAGGGTAATACTAGTTCCTTCCCCCGTGTCAAACAAGTGTCACCTGCTATCAGGTGGTGCTTTACCTTAAATAACTGGACCGAGGATCAACATAGTTCCATAGTTCCGATTATTAAGGAGAAATGTCGCCTGGCTATCGTTGGCAAAGAAATAGGCGATTCGGGTACTCCGCATTTGCAGGGATACATTGAGTTTAAGTCTAAATCTAGACCAGTTGGCGTGTTCGGAATCAAAGAGATTCATTGGGAAAAAGCCGACAAACCAAGAGCTACAAATATCAAATATTGCAGCA